AGAAGATTTTGATGAAGATTTAGATGATGAAGATATTGACGAAGAAGAAGAAAACTAATAAAAGGACTTATGGCTAAAGACATTAAATTATATAAAGATGGTAATGAGATAACTATTAATGAAACTCAACTTGAAAATTTTATAGATTTAGGTTGGAAGCAAGATAAACAAAATAAGCAAACAAGTAAAAAGGAAGATAAAAAATGGCAACACATCACGGAAAAGAAGGTGTAGTTAAAGCTGGTGGAACTGGTATAGGTGAACTTACTGGTTTTACACTTGAAACTACTTCTGATGTAGTAGAGGACACTCAACTATCTGATTCAACAAAATCATTTGTAGCTGGAAGATCATCATTTTCAGGAACTTTAGAAATGAGTTATGATGAAACTGATTCTCCTCAACAAACATTAACTGCTGGAACTTCTATATCTTTTGTATTAGGAGCAGAGGGTGATGGTTCAGGAGATGAGATTTTTTCAGGATCAGGTATCATTACAGGAATGAGTGTCAATGTTACATTAGATGGTATAACTACAAGATCAGTTACTTTTCAAGGCACAGGAGCATTAACAAGAGGAACTGCATAATAATATTTTATGTCAATTATAGATAGAGTAAAAACTCATTTTGAGACTCTGCAAACGATAACTATTGAAGTTCCTGAATGGCGAGATGAACAAGGTAATCCATCTGTATTTTATTCAGAACCTTTAACACTTGAACAGAAAAACATTATATTTAAGAAATCAAATAACTTTCAAGACTTAACAGTTCTTGTTGATTTATTGATGATGAAGTTATTAATCAAGAATGACAAGGGTGATTTAGTAAAAGCTTTTGACCCATTAGATAAATTTGCTTTACAAAAAAAAGCAGACTCAAATGTTATTGCATCAATAGCAAACAAGATACTTGCAGACACATCATTAGCTGAAGCCGAAAAAAAGTAAGAAGCGACCCTGACATACAATCTTTGTTGGTGGTTGCTGACAGACTTAAACTTCCTATTCAAAAAGTATTAGATATGCCTGTTAGCCATTATAATCTTTGGATAGCTTACTTGAAAAAAGAGCAAGATGAGTATAAAAAACAATCTAGTCTAGCAGAAGCAAGGAAATATAAATAATGGCAAGTCAAAAACTTTTTATAGATATAGTAGCACGAGATAGGGCAACTAAAGCACTTACAGGATTAAGGGGTGGTTTAGCAAAAGTTAGAGGTGCTGTATTTAATTTAAAAAATGCTTTTCTTGGTTTAGGTGCTGGACTTGTTGTAAGAAATTTAGTTACAACAGGAAAAGAAATTGAAAATTTAAGAACAAGATTAAAATTCTTACTTAAAAATACTAACGAGGGTGCAAAAGCTTTTGACAATATGGCTGAATTTGCATCAAGAGTTCCATTCTCACTCCAAGAAATATCAAGAGGTTCAGGTATATTAGCAACGATTACAGATAACGCAGACGACCTAAAAAAAATGTTAGAAATAACAGGAAATGTTGCGGCTGTAACAGGATTAGATTTTAGAACTACAGCAGAACAAATACAAAGATCATTTAGTGCTGGTATTGGTGCAGCAGATTTATTTAGAGAAAAAGGTGTAAGAAATATGCTTGGTTTTCAAGCTGGTGCGGCAGTTTCAATAGAAGAAACAGCAAAAGCATTTGAAAGAGTATTTGGTAAAGGTGGTAGATTTGGTAAAGCAACAGATGAACTAGCAAAAACTTTAGAGGGTACTTTGTCAATGATTGGTGATAAAGCATTTAATTTTAAAAGAATATTGTTAGATGCTGGATTCTTTTCTCAATTAAAAAGAGAATTTGGAGATTTAGATAAATTTTTAGTTAAAAATTCTGAAAGTCTTGAAAGAATAGCAATAGGTTTTGGAACAACACTCGCAAAAGCTGTTATAGGTGTTTCTAATATTTTTGTATTTCTAAAAGAAAATATTGATGCTGTTATAACAGCATTTAAAATTTTAATAGCAATCAAAATAATTGCTTTTATGATTAGTCTTGGAAAAGCTATATTTGTCGTTTTAGCTGGTTTAAGAGGAATAGCTGGATTATCAGTAGTTGGTTTAGCGGCAGTTGCGGCTTCAGTTGTTGCAGTATCAAAAACATTTGAAGTAATGAATGAACAAATAGATAATGTAACAAAAAGTTTGACTGAATCTATAGATAAAAATTTAGCTTTAAGAGATACAGCAAGAGAACTTGCAATACTTGGTAGAGAGTATAAAGCATCAACAGCAGATACAGCTAGAGAAACAGCTATATTAAACAGAGAATTTGAAAAAATACCAAGCACAGCACAAAAAATAATTGATAAGTTAGATGAGTTAAACAGAAAAGCTATGAATGAATTAGAAAGTAAATTTAGAAAAATATCTGATATTATTGCAGAGGGTATTGACACAGGCATAACAAGAACATCTGAGGGTATTGCAAGGTCAATAGTTCTTGGAGAAAAATTATCTGATACTTTTAAGAGAATAGCACAAGACGCAATAATTAGAATACTTAGTGGCTTAATTGAAATGGGTATAAGAATTTTAGCAAACATAGCAATAATAAAAATTGAAGAAATGCTTGGAAGAAAAAAGAAAAAAAATCAAGATGATTTAAACAATGGTTTAAAACAAGAAATAGCATTAAGAGCAGTTTTGGCTATGTTTGGCGGTGGCGGTGGCGGTGGTAGTGGAATACCATTTTTTAACAAAGGTGGTTCTGTTAGAAAAGGACAACCAGTAATCGTTGGTGATTCAGCTTCAGGTAAAGGTGGTGAATTATTTGTTCCAAACTCATCAGGTCAAATTATTCCAAATTCAAGACTAGGTTCAATGGGTGGTGGAGTTAATGTCAATTTTAATATCAATACTGTTGATGCAACAGGATTTGAAGAACTGTTAGTAAATTCAAGAGGAACAATATCACAATTAATAAATCAAGCATTAAACGAAAAGGGTCAAGGTAATTTAATATAATGTCAGGTGCATTTCCAATATCTAATTCTAAATTTTCAACAATGGGTATTAAGTCTATCCAAAATACTATCATATCAAAATCAGACTCAGGTAAAAAACTTGCAAGACAAATTGATGGTCAAAGATTTGGTTTTACAGCAAGGATAATTACAGGAAAAAGATCAGATATTTATGGAGAACTTATGGCTTTTATTATGAAGCAAAGATCAAGAAAAGAAAATTTTACGATTATCCCACCTGAGATAGAAGATGCTAGAGGAAATGAAACAGGAACAGTATTAGTAAATGGTGTTCACGCAGTTGGTGATACGACTATTGCTATGGATGCATTCGCTAGTGATGGTGCTGGTAGATTTAAAGCTGGTGATTTTATTAAGTTTGCATCACACAATAAAGTTTATATGGTTGTTTCTGATGTTACAAGTTCATCTAATGCGGCTACTGTAACAATAGAACCACCGCTTACTACTGCTCTTGCTGACGACTCAGTTGTTACTTACGACAATGTTCCATTTACTGTTCATCTTACAAATGATGTTCAAGACTTTGGAACTGTAGGTGCTGATAAAGACGGAAACCTTTTATATCAATTTGAGTTAGATGTTGAAGAAGCTTTATAATGAAATATAAAGTAAAATATTGGATTAATGTTGATGCTATCGCAGAAGAAATAATAGACGAAGAAAACATTGACTTTACTACCAATGATTTAGGTAAATATAACGAACCAACAAAAACTGCTAAATTTAAAGTTTTTGATGGTATAAAGATAAACAGAAGAAGTTACGAAAAATATGACGAGATCACTAACGACAGCAGTAAAGAACGAACTAGCGACAAATGATATTAGACCAGTTCATCTCATCACTATTGGATTTGCAACTCCTGTAAATATAACAGATTCTTCTTTTTCTCTTACAAGTTCTGTATCAGGTTCTAGTGTAACATACACATCATCAGATTTTATTTTAGGTGTTTCTAATTTCACAGAAGAAACAGATATTACAAAAACAAGTTTAACATTAACATTATCAGGTGCTGACCAAACATTTATATCCACTTGTTTAAATGAAAATGTAGTAAACGATAGTGTTAAAATATTTAGAGGTTTTTTAAATGATTCAAATGCTCTGATAGCTGACCCATTTTTATTGTATGATGGTCAAATAGATACTTTTTCAGTATCAGAAAGTTCAACAGATAGTTCAGTTAGTTTAGGTATAGTATCTCATTGGGCAGACTTTGAAAAAAGATCAGGTAGAAAAACAAACAATACATCACAACAAAGATTTTTTTCAACAGATGTAGGTATGGATTTTTCAAGTCAAACTGTTCTTGATATTAAGTGGGGTAGACCATAGATGCCATTTAAAAAAATATTTAAAGCCGCAAAAAAAGTAGTTAAATCAGTAGTTAAAATAATTACTAAACCTTTATCTTGGCTCACACCTGATATTGATATTCCTGATTTTGGTACGACAGATTTTGATGATTTTGAAAAAGGTATATTAATTAATAAACAAAGTAATGACGCAAATGTGCCAATAATTTATGGCACAAGACTATGCGGTGGAATTCGAGTCTTTATGGAAACTTCAGGCACAGACAATACTTATTTGTATATGGCGATAGTTTTAAGTGAGGGTGAGATAAATGGTATTACAGAGATTAGAGTTGATGATAAAGTAGTTACATTTGCATCTAGTTTAGCTGATAATACAGAAGTTGAAGTAGCAAGTTCTGATAGTAATTTTTTTAAAAACTCTGCAAGTTTAATTAGACTAGAACCGCATTTTGGTTCTGATGGACAAAGTGCATCAAGTTTATTAGGTGCATTATCATCTTGGGGTTCAAATCATAAACTGTCAGGATTAGCATATTTAGCAATAAGATTTACTTGGAATCAAGACGCATTTAATAGTATTCCTAAAGTTCAAGCATTAGTTCAAGGTAAAAAGATTGTAACACTTAATTCAAGTTTAGTAGAATCATCACCAACATTTTCGGCTAATCCAGCTTTTTGTTTATTAGATTATTTAAGAAACGAAAGATATGGAAAAGGAATACCGACTGCTGATATAGATTTACAAAGTTTTAGAGATGCTTCAGTTGTTTGTGATACGCAAGTTACACCATTTTCAGGTGGTAGTGATATAAACTTATTTGATTGTAATGCTGTCTTAGATACATCAAAAAAAGTTATTGATAATGTAAGAGAGTTGTTAAAAGGTTGTAGAGGTTTTTTACCATATACAAGTGGAAAGTATAAATTAATTATTGAAACCACAGGAACAGCATCTATCACACTTACAGAAGATGATATTATTGGTGGATATAATTTAGCAAGTCCAAGTAAAAATGATAAGTACAATAGAGTTATAGTTTCATTTGTAAATCCTGATAGAAACTTCCAAGTAGATGAAGTTCAGTTTCCCCCTGTAGATGATAGTGGTCTTACAAGTGCTGATAGACACGCAACTATGAAAACTGCTGATGGTGGTTTCTTACTAGAGGGCAAGTTTGACTTCAAAACATTAACTTCTCCATATCAAGCTGAAGAAATGGCAGAGATAATTTTAAGAAGATCAAGAGAAGCTTTATCATTAGAAATAAATGTAGGATTTGATGCTTATGATTTAGCAATAGCAGATATAGTAAATATAACACACGCATCATTAGGTTTTTCTGCAAAAGCATTTAGAGTTATGGGTATTACATTCAACGAGGATTTTACAATATCTTTAGCACTTATAGAATATCAAGCTAGTCATTATACTTTTGCAAGTAAGACACAAGTTTCATCTACACCATCAACAAACTTACCTAATCCATTTTCTATTCAACCACCAGCTTCAGTTACATTATCTGATGAAATGATTGAGTATGCAGATGGAATTACAATAACTAGATTAAATATCGATATTGGCGCAAGTCCTGACCAATTTGTATCAAACTATCAAGTAGAAGCAAAACAAAGTACAGAATCAGATTTTAAAATAATATCTGTTGGTACACAATTAAAACACGAATTTTTAAATGTTATTGATGGTGCATTATATAACGTGAGGGTAAAAGCAATCAACTCTCTCGGTGTAAATTCAACATTTACATCTGCAAGTCATACAGTAGTTGGTGCAACCGACACACCATCAGATGTAACAGATTTATCAGTAAGTTTAGTTGGTTCTAATCAAATGGAGTTATCTTGGACTCCTGTAACAGATTTAGATATTTCTTGGTATGAAGTTAGGTTTCAAAATGTTACAAGTGGTGCAACTTGGAATGAAAGTACACCTCTTGCAAAAGTTGTAAGAAGAAAATCAAATGCTTTAGTTGTGAATGCAGTAACAGGAAGTTTTTGCATAAAAGCTGTAGATAAATTAGGTAACAGTTCAGCTAACGAATCTATTGTATCTACTAACATTTCAGGATTACAAAATTTTACAAATGTTTTAACTGTGAGTGAATAATGGCTGATTTTTTAGGAACAAGAGATAGTAATGTTGCAATATCAGAAGATAATGCTGGTAGAAAAGTATTGATTTTAGATACTATTACACAAGTTGATAGTTTAGTTGGTAATGTTGATTCGGCAGAGGGTGTTTTTGATCTAGGTGGTACAGACTCAACATCAAATCCAACAAATTTTACAGCTAACATACAATCATCAGGATTTTATGATTTTTCTAATACACTTACATTAGATGCTGTTTACGACACTAATTTAGGTGCAATTGCTAGTATGAGTTCAGAAGATGAATACGATTTATTTGATTCAGGTAGAGGTGCAACTAATTTTGAAGATGCTAAAGCCCCTTTTGATGGTTCACCTGAAATACAATGTGGTGCAGAAGTTCAAGTTGGTTTTGATGACTCAAGTCTAGCCAATATAAGTACCTTTCAAAAAATTGCACAACAAAGTACCATTAAAGGTAGATTTTTTAAATTTAGATGTAAGATAACAAGTGATGATAACAAAGTAAGAGCAAAAGTTCACG